AACTGCAGGAAATTTAGATTTTTTGACTACATCTCCTACAGGCACAAGTAATTTTAAACTTGCAACTGTAGCTGGAGCGACTGTAACTAGAGATATAACGATACCTGATGCAGGTGTTTTATTTACTGATGGTATTTATATTCAATATACAGTAGCTACATTTTCCAATGTAACTGTATTCCATGCTTAAAAATGGCTAGAAAAAAAACCAAACCAATAAGAAGAACTGTTGGTAAAGGTGGTAATTACCGCCCCACGAAAAGTGGGGCTGGTATGACCAAAAAAGGTGTAAAAGCCTATCGTAAGAAAAACCCTGGATCTAAACTAAAGACTGCTGTAACAGGGAAAGTTAAGAAAGGAAGTAAAGCAGCAAAACGCAGAAAATCTTACTGCGCTAGATCACTTGGACAGCTAAAACGCAGTTCAGCAAAAACAAGAAATAACCCAAATTCAAGGATTAGACAAGCAAGAAGAAGGTGGAAATGTTAAATGGCTAAAAAAGCAAAAAGTGGCGGTAAAATTTGTCCAAAAGGTAAAGCCTGGGCGCAAAGAACTTTTGATACATATCCCAGCGCATATGCGAATATGGCAGCATCTAAATATTGTAAAGATCCAAACTACGCGAAAGGTGCTAAAGGAAAGAAAAGAACAAAGAAAGCGAACGGTGGATTGGTCTTCAAAGTGCGTGGACAAGGTAGGGTAATGAAAGAGAGGCTCAGATAATGGGTCAACTCAAACAATGGAGAGAACAAAATTGGGTTAGAATTGGAACTGATGGTTCGATAAAAGGGCCGTGTGGAACAAGTGAAGATAAAAAAAACCCAGATAGATGTTTACCTAGAAGTAAAGCTGACAGTTTATCAAAAAAGCAAAGGGCAACGACTGCAAGAAAAAAGAAAGAAGAAGGTAAAAAAGGTAAAACAGTTGTAGCAAATACGAAAGCTGCTAAAGTAAATGTGAATATGGGCGGTGAAATGAGAAAACAGAACCGAGTCAAAATGAAAAACGGTGGATTCATCGCAAAAGGCTGTGGTAAGGTAATGAACAACAGACGTAAAGTAACAACAATATCCTAGGAAAAACAATGGCTAAGAAAAAATCCAAAATGGAATCAAAAATAGCTGCTAGAGAAGCTGCAAAAGTAAGACCTGAAGAAAAAACGGCAGATGATAGAATTTACTACAATATGCCTGCTAAGAAAAAAGTAGCTAAGAAGAAAGCTAAGAAAAAGAGTAAATAACAATGGCTTTGTCAGGAAGCACCAATTTCGAGCCTAATGTAACTGAGTTCGTCGAAGAAGCCTATGAAAGATGTGGGCTTGAACTTAGAACTGGTTATGATCTTAAAACAGCAAAAAGATCAATAAACATCATGTTAGCTGAATGGGCTAATAGAGGTCTAAATCAATGGACTATTGAACAAGACACTCAAACAGTAACAGAAGGCACAGCTTCATATAATCTCAATACAAACGTAATTGATATATTAGATATGGTCGTACGCAGAACTACAAACAGCGTAGATAATGATATCAATATTACTAGAATAAGCAGATCAGAATATATAAACATACCTACAAAGAGTCAAAAAGGCAGACCTACACAATTTTTCTTAGACAAACTTACTACACCAGCGATAAAAGTATGGCCTACTCCAGAAAATTCTACTGATATTTTAGTATTTAATAAGCTGGTAAGGATGGATGACGCTGATACGGCAAGAGATACAATGGATATGCCATTCAGATTTTATCCATGTTTTACAGCAGGTTTAGCGTATTACCTATCTGTCAAACGTGCGCCAGACAAAACTCAAATGCTAAAACAAATGTATGAAGAAGAGTTTAGAAGAGCAGCAGACCAGGACGAAGATCGTGCATCTTTTAGAATAAAACCATCTATGAGAAGTAGTTACTGATGGGATTTGCAGTAGGTAAATTTGCAAAAGGTTTATGTGATAGATGTGGTTTTGAATATCAATTACATGATCTAAGAGAAGAATGGAATAACTTAAAAGTTTGTGACGAATGTTATGAGCCAAAAGCTCCTCAAATAGATCCTGTAGCAAAACCATCTGATAATGAAGCATTATATAAAGCTAGACCAAATAATGATGTAGAGGCTGGCGAAGGATTTATTGTAGTCAGCGACGCAAATGTATTTAACAGTACAAGTAACAATTTTTTATCAATGAATCCATCAATTTTAGGAAGTAACTTTTCTTTGTCTGAAATGACATCAGCATTAGGAACAGTTACAATTACTACATGACATATTCAGAATTAACAACACTAATTAAAAATTTTACTAATAATAGTGAAACTACTTTTGATAATACAATTGCAGATTTTGTAAAAAACACAGAAGATCGTATATTTAATTTAGTACAATCTGATTTTTTTAGAAAGAATCAAATAGGAAGTTTTTCTACAGGAAACAGATTTTTGACTTGTCCTAATGATTTTATTTTAAGTTTTTCACTTGCGGTAATTGATGGTTCAAGTGATTATCATTTTTTAGAAAAGAAGCACTCCAGCTTTATGCAGGAATATGTACCTGATATAGCTGACACCAGTCTAAGAGGACTGCCTTTGTACTACGCAGATTTTGACAAAGAATACAGCACATCATCAAGTAGCGGTACATCTATTGTCGTTGCGCCTGTTCCCGACTCAAATTATTCAGTTGAGTTGCATTACTTATACAAACCGACAAGTTTGGTGTCAAATACAAGTGGCACTTGGCTTTCGCAAAACGCTAGAGAAGCAATGTTGTATGGTTCATTAGTTGAGGCTTATACTTTTATGAAGGGTGAACAAGGTTTACTCGATACTTACGAGAAAAGATTTTTACAAAGCATAGATAGATTAAAGAATAGAGCAGAATCCAGAGGAAGACGCGATGAATATCGTTATGACTCGTTACGCTCACAAGTAAGTTAAAAATAAAAGGAGAAAGTATGAAGCCTATCAAGAAACTTGAAGGCAAGACTGTAGCTATTGTCGGCATGGGCAAAAGTTGGTTTGACTATAATCTTGCAAAATCCCACGGAGTACACTTTGACGAAGTATGGGCAATAAATGCCGTTGCTGATGTCATATTTCACGACAGAATATTTATGTTAGACCCTGCAAGTCGTTTTTTCGATAGTGACGATGCAGGCGGTCAGACTGATTCTATGATAAAAATATTAAAAAACCATGAAGGGCCAATATATACTTGCGAGCTAGACGATAGAGCAAAAGGTCTTGTTTTATACCCAGTAGAACAAATAGTCAGAGATTTGAACTGTTACTATCTAAACAATACAGTAGCTTATGCAATAGCTTTTGCATTATGGAATAAAGTAGGTTGTATCAAATTATTTGGTGTAGATTTTACATACAAAGGTAATTTGTATTTTGCAGAGGCAGGTAGAGGATGTGTAGAGTATTGGTTAGCTAAATGCCAAGCGCAAGGTGTGCGCGTAGAAGTTGCAAATACTTCAACATTATTAGATACATCCATACCAGTTGAAGAGAAATTGTATGGATATCATAGGCTGGATGACCCAAAAATTATTGTGCATGACAAAGAAGGTAAGTTATGTGTATTCAGTCAAAGTCAAATTGATAAAAAAGAAAAAGAAAAAAAAGTCATGTATATGGATAGATATGACAGTCATTTGAAGCAATCAAACGCAGGAGATCCAAAAAAATGGTAGATGAAATAACACCAGCAGGTATGCCTGCTTTAGGGATTATAGAAGCTAAAACAAGCAACTATGGTGGACATCCACCTGAATTTTGGGCTGAGAGAATTACAGAAAAATTAGTGCATATATCCGAAGATCAAGAACCTTATATAAGACAACAAGCAGAAGCCTATCAAGAGGTAATTAGACAACTTTGTTTAATTTATATAAAAAATGCTATAAAATCATATAAAGCTACTTTGATACAAGAGCTAATGACGGCAGGAGAGGAGAAGGTAGCTGAAATAATCAAGAGGATATAGATATGGCTATAACTAGCACACTAACGACCAGCTTTAAGAAAGAGCTTCTTACTGCGACTCACAACTTTGCAACAAACGGAAATGCTTTTAAACTAGCGTTGTTTACCAGTTCTGCTACGATGGGCGCAACTACGACTGCCTACTCGACTTCTCAAGAAGTAAGTGGTACTAACTACACAGCAGGAGGCGCAGCATTAACAAAAGTTGCTCCTACATCTGGCGGTACAACAGGATTTACAGATTTCGCTGATTTAACATTTGGTACAGCGACAGTAACAGCTAGAGGATGTTTGATTTATAATGATACAAATTCTGATAAATCAGTTGCTACTATTGATTTTGGCGGTGATAAAACATCTACAGCAGGAGACTTTACAATAGTATTCCCAGCCGCTGCAGCATCAACAGCTATTATACGAATAGCTTAGTAAAAAAATGACAGCGATCACAGGTTGGGGTCGAGGTACCTGGGGTTCTGATACTTGGGGAGAACCAAATCCTGTTACCCTTACTGCGCCTAGCGCAGCTACCTCTGCATTAGGTACTGTAACTCTCAGGTGCGATAACAATATAGCTGTTTCAGGTCAAACAAGTACTGGAGCAGTAGGTACACCTAGTTTTGATTGTGAAGCTAATATTTCCGTTTCTGGTATTGCAGCTACAAGTGCTTTAGGTACTCCTGTTGTAGACGCAGAAGCAAATATAACTTTATCTACTCAAGTTGCTACAAGTGCGTTAGGAACTCCTAGTGTAGATGCGGAAGCTAATGTAATACCTACAGGACAATCTGCAACAGGTGCTATATCTGGAGTGGGGGTGAATGGCCAAGCGGTTGCTGTTTTACCAAGTGCAGTTGGAACATTAGGATCAGTAAGTGTTGATGTAGATGGAGAAGCGAATGTAGCTGTTAGTGGTGTTGCAGCTACGAGCGCAATTGGTTCTGTTACAGTAAATCATAATGAAAAATTTACCATAAATGGAGTATCTGCAAACGGACAAATAGGTTCTGTTACTACAAATTCACAAGCGAATGTAAGCGTTTCTTTATCCGAAGCGACTGGTGAGGTTGGATTTATTGCTGTTTGGGGTATGATAGATGAATCACAAACACCAAGATGGGATTCTATTAGCAGTACACAAACGCCTGGATGGACAGATATAACAGAAACACAAGAAGCTGATTGGGAAGAAGTTGCTTAAATATGTTATAAAAAGGTAATATATCCAAAACGAGGATAAAATAAAATGGCAAGTACATATGTAAATGATTTAAGACTCAACGAAATGGCAACAGGAGATGCGTCAGGAACGTGGGGTACAACAACAAATACAAACTTAGAGCTTATTGCAGAAGGTTTAAGTTTTGGTACAGAAGCAATAACAACAAATGCAGACACGCACACTTCAACTGTAGCTGATGGTGCAACAGATCCAGCTAGATCAATCTATATCAAATATACAGGAACACTCGATTCAGCTTGTACTATTACGATTGCACCAAACACAATAAGTAGATTACACTTTATTGAGAATGGCACAAGTGGTTCGCAAAACATTATTATTTCACAAGGTAGTGGGGCCAACGTAACCATACCTGCTGGTGATACTAAAGCAGTTTACCTAGATGGTGCTGGTTCAGGGGCTGCGGTTGTTGATGCTTTTGCCAGTTTAAACGTAGTAGATTTAAAAGTACAAGATGATTTAACAGTTACTGATGATGCCTCAGTAGGTGGGGATTTATTAGTTAGTGGCGAAGTACAAACTGCAAACATAGGATTTACTGATGGCGACAATGCTTTAACTATTTCGGATGGAGGCAGCGTATCATTTGCTGCTGGTGTAACACTAGCTGGCACAACTCCAACACTTACAATAGGTGATGCAGGTGCAGAAGATACTAAAATTGTTTTTGATGGCAATGCACAAGACTTTTATATCGGTCTTGATGATTCTGCCGATGATCTGGTAATAGGTAAAGGTTCAGCAGT